GGATTGTTCTCACCAAGGGTGGGAACTTTCCAAGCCGTCTTTCTGTTTTTACGGATTGATCGGCTCCTGCGGATTCAGCGCGAATTCGAAAGGAGCCGATTTTCATGGCAGACAAGAAGCAACGTTACATCCCTGTTGGCAAGAAGCTGATCCCCGTATCGGAAGAAACCTATCTTTACCACACCCGCTGGGTGGCGAACGAACGCTATCGTGCCCGGCGCGATCACCGCTGCGGCAACAACAACTTCTCCAAGTGCAACGGCGACTGCGGCCATTGCATCTACCAGATTCCAGGCGATGTCCTTTATATGGATAGCGTCATCAACACGAACTGCGACCATGCCGAGGATGGCAACTTTGGGTTTGACATCCCGGTTGAGAGCGCTTCATTTGAAGACCGCGTTGTGGACGAGCTAATGCTGGCCAGTCTACTGAAGGACCTGGACGGCATCATGCCTGACGGTGGTCAGATCTTCAGTCTGATCGCACACGGCTTCACCGAGCGCCAGGTCGCTGCCAAGCTGGGCATTAGTCAATCGACACTAAGTTACAGAAAGAACAAGCTGTTCGACTATATTCGTCAGCATCGAGAAGACTTCCTGCTCTGATCTCCTGCTGCCGCCTCAGGCTTGGGGCGGCAGCATAAAAATCTTCTCGCGGTTTCGTTCAGGGAGCCCCTCATCTTTCCAGACAAGGTGAGGGGCGAACGAAACTCCCTCGGTCAGGAGGTTGAAGGTATGCAAACCACAAGGTGTATGAAGTGCCACCGGAACGACGAGATGATCGACACGCTAATCGCCATCTCGGTGGTGTCAAAACGGCTGGCAAGGAAACTGGCGCTGCTCGGCGATCCGGGCCTGCGGGATGAAATGATGAAAGGAGAAAGCCACGATGAGCAAGATGAGCGAACTGGACACGGCCATTACCGAGTTGCGCAGGTGCGGTGAAGCATTGATCGATGTCGCTGATACACTACGCGGGCTGTTCAGCTGTGAAGCGAATGAGACGGCAACGGATGTGCCACCTGACGCTCATGTGTACACGCTGGAAGAAGTCCGAGCGATCCTGATGGCAAAGAACCGTGCCGGATTCAAGGACGAAGTGAAGGCACTTCTCCACAGTCACGGCGCAGACCGCCTGCCGGATATTGATCCGTCTGAGTACGCGGCGCTCGTAGCCGAAGCGGAGGAGCTTGGAAATGGCTAAGCATGCGCTGCTCAGCGCTTCCTCTGCCCATCGGTGGCTAAATTGTCCGCCCTCTGCCCGGCTCACGGAGAGCTACGAGGATAAGGGCAGTGATTACGCCGCGCAGGGCACTGACGCACACGCACTGTGCGAGTACCGACTGAAGCAGCTGCTGGGGATAGCGGCTCAAGATCCAACGGAGAACATGACGTGGTACGACGAGGAAATGGAAGGGTGTGCTGCTGATTACACTTCCTACATCTCCGATCTGATCACCGAGGCCAAGACCCATTGTAAAGACCCGGTCGTCCTCATCGAACAGCGGCTCGACTACTCCAGCTACGTAGAAAATGGCTACGGCACAGGTGATTGCCTGGTTATCGCAGATGGCACGCTCAACGTCATTGACCTGAAGTACGGGAAAGGCGTCGAAGTGGAGGCTGAACAGAATCCGCAGATGATGCTGTATGCCATGGGCGCGCTGGAACTGTTCGACGATCTGTATGACATCAGCGCAGTAACCATGACGATTTTCCAGCCCAGGCGTGCGAACGTCAGCATATGGACGATTTCAAAAAGCGACCTGTGCCAGTGGGCAGAAAACACGCTTCGTCCAGCCGCAGAGCTTGCTTTCAAGGGTGAAGGCCAATACCACAGCGGCGTCTGGTGCCAATTCTGCAAAGCAAAACAAGAATGCCGCGCTCGTGCGGATGAACAGATGGCGCTCATTCGCTATGACTTCCAGATGCCGCCTCTCCTGACCGATGAGGAAGTCGAGGATATTCTGGGCCGCGTTGATCAACTGGTGTCATGGGCGGAGGACGTGAAGGAGTACGCGCTTCAGTCGGCGCTCAGCGGCAAACAGTGGCCGGGTTGGAAACTGGTCGAAGGTAGATCCAACCGACGCTACGTGGACGAAACCGCCGTTGCTGACGCGGTAGCCGCCGCCGGGCTTGACCCCTTCGAGCACAAGCTACGCGGCATAACATCCATGACCAGCCTGCTGGGCAGAAAACGGTTTGACGAGATGCTCGGCAGCTTAATCGAGAAACCACAAGGCAAACCAACACTGGCACCGGAGAGCGACAAGCGCCCGGCGATGAACACCAACGATTTTAAAGATGAAGGAGAATACCACAATGTCTAATCAGACGAACGCTTCCACCAAGGTTATCACTGGAAAACAGACCCGCATTTCCTATGCGAACCTCTTTGAGCCCAAGGGCTTTGACGGCAGCAAGCCTGTCTACTCTGCAAGCCTCATCATCCCCAAGGATGACAAGCGTACCCTCGCGCAGATCCAGAGCGCAATCGAAGCGGCCTACCAAAACGGCCTGTACAAACTGCGCGGCACCAGCAAAGCGCTTCCCGCGCTGGCCGACATCAACACCCCGCTCAATGATGGCGACAAGAAGCGTCCCAACGACCCCGCCTATGCGAACGCCTATTACATCAACGCCAAGAACGCCGACCAGCCCAAGCTGTTCGATGCTGACTGCAACCCGATCATTGACCGTTCCGAAATCTACTCCGGCATCTTCGGTCGCGCGTCCGTCACGTTCTATGCCTACAACCGCAACGGCAACCGCGGCATTGCCTGCTCGCTGCTGGGCATCCAGAAGGTAGCCGATGGCAAGCCGCTCGGAGGCAGCGTCTGCACGGCAGATGACTTCACCATGGATGAAGAGGACGACGGCGAGGATTTTCTGTCCTGACCTGAGTCAACTTCAGGTGACCAGAGGGCGGTGGAGCAATCCGCCGCCCTTTTCAAATGAAAGGACGTGGAAATTGATGAAAAACCTCTCCATCGATATAGAGACCTTCAGCAGCGCCGATCTGAACAAGACCGGCGTATATCGCTATGTTGAAGAACCGGACTTCGAGATCTTGCTGTTTGGGTACTCGGCGGATAATGGTCCGGTTCATGTGATAGACCTCGCGCAGGGTGAGACGCTGCCACCCGATGTCCTTGCCGCCATTACAGATGAAACAGTAACCAAGTGGGCGTTCAACGCAAACTTTGAGCGCGTGTGCTTATCCCGGTACCTTAGCCTGCCAACCGGAGAATATCTGCATCCTGCTTCCTGGCGCTGCACGATGATCTGGTCAGCATACCTGGGGCTCCCGCTTTCATTGATAGGCGCAGGCGCTGTCTTGGGGCTTGAAAAGCAGAAACTCGCCGAGGGGCGTGACCTGATTAAGTATTTCTGTACGCCCTGCGCGCCGACAAAAAGCAACGGCCAGCGCACCCGCAATCTCCCCATACACGCACCGGACAGATGGGCGACGTTCAAAGTCTACAACCAGCGTGACGTTGAAACCGAGATGGCTATTCAGGAACGTCTGGTACACTATCCTGTTCCTGCATTTGTGTGGGATGAGTATCACCTCGATCAGGAGATCAATGACCGAGGCATCGCGCTCGATATGCCGCTGGTCGAGAACGCGATCCGTATGGATGAACGATCCCGCGAAGAATTGACAAGCCTGATGCAGGAACTAACTGCGCTGGATAATCCGAACTCCGTCCAGCAGATGAAGCGCTGGCTGTCCGACAACGGCATGGAAACGGAGACGCTCGGTAAAAAGACCGTAGCCTCCCTGTTAAAGGACGCGCCGCGGCCACTGAGCGATGTGCTTCTTCTGCGGCAGCAATTGGCGAAATCCTCCGTTAAAAAGTATCAGGCAATGGAGGCCGCCGTATGTGCGGATGGGCGCGCGCGCGGCATGTTCCAGTTCTATGGCGCGAATCGAACCGGCAGGTTCAGCGGTCGGCTTATCCAGCTACAAAACCTGCCTCAGAACCATCTCCCGGACTTGGATGATGCGCGTGAGCTTGTCCGTTCCGGATCATACGAGGATGTACGGCAGGTTTATCCGTCTGTACCGGAGGTGCTGTCCGAACTGATCCGCACAGCGTTTATCCCGCGCGACGGCTGCACATTCATCGTATCGGACTTCAGCGCCATCGAAGCCCGCGTCATTGCCTGGCTGGCCGTGAGCAATGGCGCATGGAAGTATTCAAGAACGGTGGCTATATCTATTGCGCCTCAGCCAGTCAGATGTTCCATGTGCCGGTGGTCAAGCACGGCCAGAACGGGCATCTGCGTCAAAAAGGTAAGATTGCGGAATTGGCGCTCGGCTACGGCGGCTCCGTTGGAGCGCTGAAGGCAATGGGTGCTTTGGATATGGGACTGTCGGAAACAGAGTTATTGCCGCTCGTCAAAGCGTGGCGCGAATCCAATCCGAACATCGTGCAGCTTTGGTGGGATGTAGATGAAGCAGTAATGGCAGCTGTTAATCGAAAGAGCGCAACTGAAGCGCACGGCATCCGATTCCAGTACAAAAGCGGCATGCTGTTTATCACATT